TGATATATCAGAGTTAAATTCTTTCAATACGTTCATCATTCGAAAAGTATCATACAAAGTTTCACTTATCTCTGAAAACTCCTGTAAAGAAAGTTTTCTTGAAGGAAGGCTAATAATTAAGGAGTTTTCAGCCTCTTCTTCAGAATGAAGATTAAGCTCAATAAGATCATTGACGGCGGTAGCTTTATACATCAATCTTTTTATAACTGATGAAAATTGATCAAATTTGGCTCTGTCAAAAGAAGTTTGTTCGGTAGATACATTAAAAAATAGATTATTTTTTTCAATAAATTCCTTTTCGTCTTCAAACAAACCCAATTGAAGTAAATTTACTGCCGAGTTCCAGATTAAGTTATAGTTGGTTACTTTAAAGTGAGTGACTCCTGCACGTGTAAATTCTTCACTATTGATTTTCATTAATCCTGGTAGATTTGATTTTACAATTGATTGGATTTTTCTTAATCTCATTTAAATACCCCTTTTTATTTAAATATACCATAGAAAGTTTGTGATGCCACCTCGTGACTTGTTAGAATAATTAAGATTTGTGACGCTATAAACAGCTTGGATGAGCTGCCTAAGAGATATCAAAAAAAGAATCCTATAAAGGATTCTCGGTTAGAAAAGGGTTTCTTGAACTTGTTATCTCTTGCAAAATAACTAATGGATCAGATATGAGCTCAAATTCTTCATCCTTTGGATATGTTACAGCGATTTCGGGCGTATATCCTGCAAATTTTCTTATAGAGTTCATATCTTCCCAAATGGAGCATAGAAAAAAATGTGTGTATTGTCCTTGATCAACGACTTTTAAGTAGGTTTCGATATTACCTGGTGTATTCTTGGTTTCTTCAACACCAGTTATCAGTTCATATTGATAGAATCCTTCTTTGTGTTTTAAAGGTACACAACCATGCCATGTTCTAGAAATCATAAAATCACTCCTTTAAAAAAGAATAGCATACATGGATTGATCAATGAATAATTTTTCGAAAGATTAATAAGTAGAATATAGAAAGTCATCTATCCGACGAAATAGCAGAAAGGATATGTTTATGAAAAATAAATTTGTAATCTTTGCTTTCTTGGGATTAATCGCAGTATCATCTTGGCTTTCTGCATATGTGATTTTGTCCCAATCAAAACAGATCGTGAAGCTACAAGAACAGTTGCAACATGAGCAGATGAAGTACAAGATTATTATCAATGATCCGCTGGTACGAGATGCGATGGAAAGTGGAGGATGATTATGACAGTTGCAGTTTTAGGTTTCACAGGATTCGTAATGACAATGGTCGTTGCAGTAATTGTTGGAAAAAAGATGGACGAGAGGGAAGATAAATAAAAAAAGCCACTTCCTTTTTGGAAAGTGACCAACGCAAGATTATTTTACCATAAAAGGAGTGGCGTTTGTGAGGTTTCTTTGGCTTAAAAATTATCAAGATTTAGAAGAGCAGATCCTCTTCATGAAATGGAATCTTAACAAAAGTAAGTTGGAATTAGAACGGTGGGTCAGTGGTGACTTAGCAAACGTCCGTCTTGAAAAAAACTCAAGGTCAGCTTCTTTAGAAGAGAATATTCAAGTAATTGAAAAAGAGATTGAATTACTAGAAGAACAACTAAATGAAATGGTTCTATTGATAAAATCGTTTAAGGGATTAGACAATCAAATAATGTATTTGAAATACGTTGAGGGAATGACTTTAGAAAAAATTGCCGAAGATCTTAACTACAGTACATCGCATATTCAAAAGAAACATACTGAATTAAGAAAAGCAATTGATTTTGTTGATGAGTATATTTTAAACAAAAATAAGTTGAAGATGAAGATATCATTGCAAGATCATCGAGAAAAGTTGCACAAAAGTTGCACTACTAATTCTAGTTTTAAACTTGATTAATATGGAATATATTAATAGCGTAGAAGAAACGAGAGATGGTTTATGGCTACTCACATAATCATAAACCGAATGGAGGAAAGCTCCTTATCGCAAAACTTCTTTGAATAAATAGAAAGACAGCACATTATTTTGAAACGAGGTGAATCACTTCAAATCAAAATTCGCTAGTGTTGTCTTTTTATATTTAATTAAATTAAAGGAGGAAATCACATGAAAGAGTTTAGCAAAGTGAATGTGTTAGGAACGCAGTATACAATTTACAAAGATACAACAGAACTCGATAAACCTTTCATTAGTGGAGCTGATGGGATCACTGACTTCACTACTAAAGAAATATTCATTGCTACCATTGATGATGGTGATCCTAATAACATGCAGGCTATGGAGCATTATGAAAAGAGAACCATAAGACATGAGCTTATTCATGCAATCTTATTTGAATCGGGTTTGGATCACAACAGCAAATGGGGAAGAGATGAAGAGTTAGTAGATTGGATTGCAATTCAATTCCCTAAGTTGTTAGCTGCATTTAAAGCTTTAAACATTGAATCGTTTTAGTACCCATCTCCTAAAGAAAGGACCCTATACAATGGTGTTAAGAGCAGACAGACAAGGACCCCATCGGGTAGCCTTTGAGAAGAACAAAAGGATATTGCTTAAAACTCACAACACGTGTGGCATTTGTGGTAAGCCTATTGATAAAACACTAAAGGCACCGCATCCTTTGAGTCCAGTAGTGGATCACATTGTACCAATCAATAAAGGTGGTCATCCATCAAGCATCGAAAACTTGCAACTGGCTCATTGGACATGCAACCGACAGAAGTCTGACAAGTT